CGTAAATACGGTTTCAAAGCCGTTTACGATGACCTTCTTTCGCCCGGCGGTACTGAGGACTTTACCTCAGGCCAACCCGGTCACTGGAGTCATCAAAAACGTACCGATGAACACCTACAAGATGATTACTCGTAAGGGTGTTTCACCGGCCGCCAACCAGAACGCGATGGTCGCAAGGATTACCACGACTATCGAGGTTCCAGCCGGCGCGGATACTTATGAGCCCGAGGATCTGAAAGCCCTCCTATCCGCCCATTTCGGGGTGGGTTGGGAGCAAGCTTCCGGGATCGCGAGCACCATAACTACCGGCGTCATTTGATTAACCAGTAGCACATTTGGAGTTATCCAATGGGCGAACGAGAAGATAGACTGAATAGCTTCTTCGACGTTTTGTCAGAGGAGTTGTCACATGGCGTCCTTCAAGAAGACTGGAAAGTCTTCGCGATTAAGCGTCAGATTTCTCGCATGCGAAAGCGTGCGAAAATCACTCGAAAGGGCCTTCGGGAGGAAGCTTGCAGCAATTTTGTTGCTACTAACCTCCTGGTTGGGTCTCACGTTATTGACCTTCCTGGAGACGTGGTTGAAAACGCAAGGTACTATTTGACAGTAGTACTCGAGCGGTTCAATACTCGACTTTCGGAGTTCAATATACAGGAGACCTTGGACCTCGGGCATATGTTCGATCATTGGCGGTTTGGCCCAGGCGCCAGTAATGGCGTAGCTGGTACCCATACCGCTGAAAAGATCGTTCAGCCTATGAGTTGTACATCTCTTAGTGTTCCCTTGGTACTTATGCTACGTCGGAATAACCCGTACTTTCTCCTGCATGACAATCTCAGGAGACAAGATGGTTATTCGTTAGTAGAGGGTTCACGACTGACAACGGTTCCCAAGAACGAGGAAACAGAGAGGACCATTGCTATCGAGCCTTCTGGAAACATGGCCTTACAGCTTGCTGCTGGCCACTATCTGGAAGAGGTACTTCGAAGCATAGGACTTGATATATCGTGCCAGCAGGAAAAGAACAAACTGCTGGCGTGTAGCGGTTCCAGGGATGGTAGTCTTGCGACTATCGATCTGAAATCCGCTTCTGATTGTATCAAGCCCGAACTGGTCAAGCTCTTGATGCCCAGAAAGTGGTATGAGTATATGGTTACCGTAAGGTCACCAAGTACTGTACTACCTACTGGTGAGACTTTGCAACTCAACATGATATCTACGATGGGGAATGGTTTTACTTTCCCATTGATGACCTTGTTGATAGCTAGTCTCATCTACGGTTACCGAAGTACTCGTGGTGGCCCCAGTCTTTTTATAGATTGGAGCCATACGGCTGTTTTTGGTGATGATATCATCATTCCAGCCTCTGAGTATGACGGTTTCTGTAGAGTACTTCAAGGTGCTGGATTTATCGTTAATTCCGATAAATCTTACTCTGACGGACCATTTAGAGAGAGTTG